GAGCTATCAGCTGGCTGCGCTCGCTGTCCCTAGTCTTATCTTGTTCTGCCCACTGGTTGCGGTACAGACGCATATACTCTTCGTGGCGCTGGGCATAGTTACTCTCGTAATGCTCCCGCCAGTCGTTGCACTTGTCCATGACCCAGCTTGCGAGGTCTCCCTCGGTTCCGATCCCGTCATGCGTGTCTTGGAAAAGTTCTTCAATGTCCATTCTAGTATCCTGCTATCGAGTCCATAGGTTCATAGTCATCATCGTAGTCGCCGCCGAAACCGTAGGGGATTACGGCCATCTGGTCGATATAACTTAAAGCGTCTATTAGATCATCGTGTACTAAGTGTGAAGGGAAAGCAGACGCCTCATCGACAAACTGCATATTCCACTTGGCCTTCTTCAGTTTAATCTTGCTATGTTCAAAGCGTCCTTGCAGAGCCCATAGTATTCTGTCTTGCTTCTTCTGGTTCCCGTGAGAGAGTAGGTCAATCCTAAAGACCCGTGACGTTCTTCGCATTAGATCCTGCAGGGGCTCCATGACGGCCTGTTGTGCTAGGCCCTTCTCGATACCCATGGCTATAGGTCTATACTTATCTACGGCGTGGAAGATCCTCTCTGCTGTCTCCTGAGGAGTCCACCGCCCGTACACTATGTCTTCTACCCACCAGACGCCAGAGTCGCTAACGAACACTATCGCCATCGCTGAGTTATCTCTCCGCTTTGTCTTAGCTCCACGGTCTGACTCGAAGCCAGCTAAGTCACAAGAGATGTAGTAGTCACCCGGCATTGTAATCGGGCGCTCTTCGTAATAGTCGAACTCATCTGGATCAAAGAACTCAGAGCCCCGTGCGTCAAAGCTCGCCATGTATTCTTGGTTAAACGCCCAGCGAGCCATGGTCTTCTCTGCGTGCTCGATCTCCTCTTTAGGGAGGAAGGGGTTATCCCAAGACGTAAAGGTCCAAGCTGCCCAGTTGTCCCACTCGTTGTCCGCTCCGACATACATATCGTAGAAGTGGTTACGACCTTCGGGCGTGCCGATGAATAGCGCTCGGCCCTGTTGGTCTGACAGTGCGGGACGTAAGATAGTCTCCCACGTCGAGTTCTTCATGAAGGCAAACTCGTCTAGCACTAGGTACTTAAGACTTACCCCACGTAGCGTGTCAGGTCTGTCGGCACCCTTCAGGTAGATAACGTTATTCCCTGCTAGTGTTATCGTCAGGTTGTTAACGTTACTGCCTATTATTATTTCCCCTGCTAGATTCCACAGGGTATCCCACATGATGTCCTTAGCCATCCCGTAGGTAGGCGCTACATAGAAGACCTTACCGTCCTTCCCGTCCATAGCGGCCTGTATTAATGCTACTGCTGCAAGATGGGACTTCCCTGTCCGTCGTCCTGCCGCGACAACCTTAAATCGACTAGAGTCTTGATGTACGGTCTCTTGCCACTGTGTTAAGGTAAGTGATACCTCCGCCACTACTTAGACTTCCCGTACTTTCTCATCACAGCAGCGTTGCGATCCATCCTTCTAACGACCCCATCCTTGGGGTTTGCTTCTTTCCGTCGCTCGTATTCGGCGTGGTTGAGGTATTCTTCAGCTGCTGCCGCGTATTCCCCTTCACTGAGGAGACGGGCAGTGTCAGATCCTTTAGGTATGTCGCCGCGATAGACACCAGACAGGATTGCACCCTGTAGATCTTCGGGCATCTCCGCAAAGCCTTTGACTCTGCTGGCTGATCTAGCCATATACTTGGGGTATGTCTCGGTAAAGAAGTTCTGACCGATGTTATCTTCCGTCTGGCCTACACCTTGCGTGTTAACCCCAACATCATCGTCATAGTTGCCAGCGGAGAAGCCTTCTTCTTCTATCAACTGGATCATTCCGGGCTCAATGATGCCCTCGTACCCGTAATAGTCGGCTGCCTGCTTGATTCGCTTGGCTAATGCGTTATTCACTGTCGATATCTCCGCTTGTACCGTCGATGGTGACCCCAGTAGGGCCATTGTCTGTACCAATACCACTAATGTTGATAGATACAGAGGCCTGTTGTTTCCCATCGCTAGTGAAACCAGCCACCGGCATAAGCCTATCGGCCAAGACCTTGATAGCGACACTCTGGTTCTTCGCCTCGTCGTCGAATGCAAGATCAAATAGCTTCTCAATGAATCCTTCGGACTTCGGATTGAGTAATAGACGCTGACGGAACTCCTTTAGGGCTGCTGCCTGTTCCCTCTTCGTCATATCCTTAGTGGATGCCAGCTCTTTCTTAGACGGCCTACCTACTTGACGACCTACTTCGTCTCTCAATACGACCTCCACCTTAGTATCTTATGTATCTTTAGAGACTTTAGACCCTTCTGTTGGAAGACGACCCGGTTAGTAGGCTGCTCGCTGTCTTTCAATCCGTCCATTCCCCGTCTGTTCTACTTAGTAGGGGCGGTCTGGGTTGTTGGTCTTTAGTTCTCTATAGTATACTTTCTATTATATGTTAGTTAGACACGTGAAGTCAAGGGTGATCGTCATTAATGTCGGTTATTACCGGTTATTGAGGGGGAACCTCTAGGTCTAACAGTCGATATCTTTCGGCTCACCGCCGTATTCCCATAATGCGAGGCTTTCTGCGGGTCTCCACCCCGTAATCAGGGGTAGACTTAGTGCCAAATAGTTCCCAAAATGTCCTCTTTGGAAGTGCGAGCGGCAACACACGCGATCGGAAGCCGCCACAGCCCCCCACCCGTACCGATTCTCAGTGGCGTTTGATAATCATTCGCATTCTCATTAGCATTATCACTAGCACTAGCGTTAACATTGGCGCTATGATTTACAAATGAGAACTGTTTGCATGTGACAATCGTTATCAAATGATAATCAAAAGCACATGAGAGCAAGTGATACGTGGGTACCGCTAGCACATAATAATGATTATCAAATGAAAACAAATGTCACATGGGAACCAATGCCACATGAGAACCATTCGCATCAAGCGTACCAGTTGATCGGATGGGAGTGAGAATCATTCGCGACTAGGGTCTTACCATGGTTTGTGGCAGTATGTCCAGAAAAACCGTGTGGTAATAATACACAAGGAATAATGGTAATATTACCGTGCCAATGGGGTGGCATTATGTAATTATAATAACCGTGCGGTACCAAAGACGGACCGACATCTAATATCTAATATAAGGACTAGGAAAATGAAAAACTCAAACTTGGTAAACTTCACTGCAGACCAGTTATCCATCTTGATCGAATCACGCGCATCACATGATCAAGACAAGCGTAAACTCGAGGCTTGCGAAAAAGACTTTATACGACAAGGCTTGCGAATCTGGACGGGCGAGAATGACGACGCACGCAAAGACGCCGAAGCACTGCTAGTGGCATATTGGAACGCGAGCGCTGAGATCGGACGCACTGCCAGCGTACGCAATCAGTTTTCCAAGGTAGCAAAAGCAGACTTTGAGCACGTATTTAACGGGGATGGGGTGAACGTCACTGATAACCGTCTCGCCATTGCCAAGGCGCGGAAAATCGAAAAGAGCCCACTAGAACAGCTGGCCGCCGAACTAGTGAAAATGTCAAAAGATGGCATGCCGACCGAAGCTCAAACCCGATTGTGCAACATTTTCGCTCAAAGTGTTAAGGCGAGTGAACAATGAAAACCACGCGGAACGATCTAACGCAAGGACGGCTAAAATCGGTTAGACCGTCGCGGGTGTCTCGCACTGCAGGGATGACAAAGCGGCCGCCTAAAAACGGTCGCGACGTTAACGCCATGCTTTATCTTTCAAAGTTTGTTATATCCGATATAGGGGAAAAGTAAAATGAAGTTTAATATTATCAAAGTGATTATTTCGGCCGGTGTTCACTCTTATGATTTGACTATTGGCGGGAATCCGGTAGAACGATTCGATACACTGCGCGAAGCTCGAGCGGCTGAGCGTATGTATGCCAGCATGTTGGCTGATCATCGTTCGCCGGTGTCGGCATGATTACTGCAGCGCTGGCATGGGATCGGGTGACCCACAATCTAAGCAAGCTCGCTATGCACGGCGACAAAGGTTACTGTAGTGTGCTTGCACTATCCGCTATATCCAATATAAGCTCGGAACGTATCAACGTGCTGTTAGACCGCGAGCTGGGAAAGGGTGTGGAAGGTTGGCGGGTTGTTGATGCCGCTCAAAGGATGGGATATACTGCGGTATTAGTACCGAAAATCGGGAAGGGTATGGATTGGAATATCGTGAATAATGCCAAAAAGCATGGCGTAGACTTGACGACCGGTATACATTTGGTGTTTAGTACAGGTCACGTCGCCGCACTGGTATCGGGCGAGCTTATAGATCCATGGCAAAAGGTTAAATCCCAGCGCGTTTGGGCCGTATACACACTGATCAGGAGTGATTAAATGTCGATAAAGGAAAAAATGCGCTTGACTTTTGCGGCGCGAGTAGTTTTTTATAGTGTCTTGTTTTACATGGCGGTACTCGCCTTTCAGCTAACAGCTAATATCTGATATAAGGAATAGGAAAATGTTGATATCTACTGAGAAAATGTTTGACGGTGTTCGTGAAGTGTACCGATTCGATAACGGCTTTGGTGCTAGCAAGGTAAAGCACAAGTTTTCATACGGTGGTGACATGAATCTGTGGGAGATCGCAGTACTTGACAACGCAGGCAAAGTAACATACAGTACACCGGTCACTGCGGATGTGCGCGGTCACCTGTCAGACGACGAAGCTCAAGCGGTGTTGGATCAGATCGCAAAGCTTGAAGACACTCGAGGCTATATCAGATATAACGGGGAGATATTGGATGCGTAAAATAGAGATGGAAATGAATCAGGCGATAGCGCAGCACCGCTACTGGTGGAAAGATAACACCCGCGTTGACCCTGTACAATCGACCGGCGGTTGTGATGTGTACCTACACGGTCACCATATCGCCAGTGTGCAACGCGACGGCTTGGTCCTAGTGATGGTACAGACTCTTAAGAACTGGCCGACACGGACCACCATGAGCCGACTACGGGCTCTCGGTTGCAACGTGTACCAGTCTAAAAATGTTGTGTATCTAAATGACAAGGCGGTGTCCTATGCCTATTGAAGAACTGAAGCAAGGCGACGCAGTGTATGTACGACGCGGTACATTTCTGGAAGCGGCGCAGGTAGACCACACGTACACTAGCTGCACCGGTCATCTGTGTGTGTCATTTACTAGCGGACCTAACGCGCATCGTGTCGCCGTCATTACCTATGACGAATACTGGGACCGTCAACGGGAAGCAGCTAAGGCGCTATACATTGAGGAGGTAGTATGAGAACGTACACTTTGCAGCTGTTGTGTCGTGTCACTGAGAAAGAGATCGGCAGGGTAACAATACAGGCTAAGGATTGGCGGGCCGCTGATCGTATCGCAACCAACCTGTATTCTAACGGTAACATACAAGCATGGATTCAGGAGGATGAATGAGCATTGAAGTAATCATAATGACAGCGGTATTGACGCCGGTCGTGTGCTGGTTTATCTTTGAAGCTTGGGTCCAATGTCCTTGGAGGGATGAAGAATGATGACGAATGAAGAACTTACAATGCTGAGGTGCATGGTCGAATACATTGGACAGATCTCAGGCAACGTCAACGTGTACGGAAAGGCGGTTAGTATTCATGGCGAGATGGTGTGTGACTCTGTATCTCTCGAGTCTTGTCAACGCTGGCTCGAATCCGAATCATATAAAGCAGGAGTAGAATCACGATGAGTAATGTATGGTTGCTAAGTGAAGGCGAGAGGTACGAAGGCGAGCGAGTGTTATCTGCTCATGCTACCTATGACGCAGCGTTCAAGGCGCTTAAGTCTATAGGCGACCACTCGATTAATAAGGATATGACAATGCGCCACGATGGTGACGTAACTATCCTTGAAGACTACGTATTTTACTGTATCATTAGACCAATGGAGGTCCAGTCATGAGCTATGACAACGAATCGATCCGCGCTATATCGGATATAACCAAGAAGGATACACCCCGTATCATCTCTATCATCGACAGCAACAAGCTGCTACACCTTAGCCTTGGCACGCTCGAGGTAACAGCTGGTGAACTAGGGCTCAAGCATACTAGGGTAGAGGGTGTGTCTGAAGACGGCGAAGACTGCGAGTACCTGATCGTTGCCGACAGTGAAGAGGTGGTAGGTAACTGGGAGATCGAGCTGTTCTACACCCATCTCTTTGGTCTATCACCTGCCGAACGCAAGCGGTATCAAAAGCGTATGGGCTTGGCACTAGGCTATAGCAAGGAAGACATCAAAGATTTCTTGGAGTCTGAAGTAAGTAACACTTGCTTATGTACATGCTGCGGGGGTATAATCAATCCAACCAA